TTCTTAATGACTTCGGCAATAATACCAGTATTGCTAATGAGGTTATTAGCAAAAATAAAACGACTGCCATCATTATCCATTGTGCCGTAAAATGCAGAGAATATACGTTTAACAGCCTTTAATACTCGTTTAGGATTCTCAGCCATCTGATCATCATCAATATCATCAAATATGCAAATGTTAGGGCGTTTGTTACGATATCTTACACCACGAGGGTTTTGGTCTCTACCGAGACTAAAAAAAGCAACTTCATTTTTAGTAACAAAATTACCAGCTTCCCAGCTACCTATACTCTTTTGTTCTCCAAAATCAGCTATAATCTGTGGGTTTGCTTCAAATTCAGCTTGTAAATCACTTAATAATATTTTAGCATCATCTTCGTTTTTACCAACTAACAACATCACATTAATTTCATCATTCATCCATAACCAAAATGGAATCATAATATCTAAGTGAGTACTCTTAGCGTGTCCACGAGCCCATATTTCGCCATCAATGCACTCTTTATTTTTTTTGATGTATTCGGCTGCTTCAACTTGAAAACTAGCACATTCGGAGGTTGCATAATGCGGAAAGTAATAACTCACACAAAAGGCATAATCTTTTTTAGCTTTTTCAATACGTGTTTTTTTCTCAGCCTTTGTTTCATTTAAGTTAACATTGCTGTATTGACGTATCATCCTGAGCTTGTCAAGATATCGTTCTAATGATATTTTATCGTCCTTCTTAACGCTCATTATTTAAGCTCTTCAGCTAATATTTGTAAGTACTCAATTTGAAAATCTACTAATTGCATAAATAGCTTTGGCTGTGCATTATGTAATGCACCCATAAACTTTTCTAAACACATAATGTGAATGCGTAATGATGGTCTGCCGTCACGTTGTTGCTTATCAATCATGGCGGATATTTTACTCATTTCATCAATGATTCCGTTATACTCAGATTGTTGATCATCATCCTTAGTAGTTTTCTTTTCAAGATTTAATCGCTTATCAAGTAAAGCAGACAATAATTCATTGTATTTATTGAGTATTGTTTGTGTAGTAGTTTGTTTAGATAGTTTTATATCCTTCCAATTACCAGCTTCTACCCAATTACCAACGGTTTTTTCAGATACTTTAAGTTTAAAAGCTATCTCTTTAGCCGTTAAACATTGGTCTACATAAAGCGTGTATGCTATTTTTTTTTCGTTATCCTTTGCCATTATGATACAAAATTGCGCTAATAAAGGCGGTTAATAAAACGCAGGTTTTATATTGTTTTACTGATGATTACAATATGTTACAGCCACGATACCATTGTAATTTCACGATTTTTTTTCGCAAAAAAACCACTGCAACTTTGTATTCGAAATGAGCAAAGAACGTTTGAAAATATCAGTAAGAGCAGATGGCACAAAAGCAGTAATTAGAATTACGGGCAGAATATCCGATTGGAATAATTCAGCTCCTGATTTTAAATCTCAAATGGATTATTTAATTGATCAGGGTGTAACAGATGCTTGTATTTATATTAACTCTCCCGGAGGCGATTGTTTTCAGGGAAATGAAATTGCAAATGAAATTACTCGTTTTACAGGTACAACAACTGCACACTTAGGTGCTGTATGTGCAAGTGCCGCATCATATATAGCTAGTAAATGTACCATGGTATATGGCGCTAAGAACGTTAGCTATATGATTCATAAACCAATGATGAGTACAGATGGTAATTCTGATCAGATTAGAGCTGATTTAAAATTACTTGAAAACTTACAAATTGATTATGCTAAAACGTATGCTGCTAAAACAGGATTAAGCATTCAAAAAATTGAATCTATGTGGGTTCAAGATTATTGGATGAACGCAGAAGAGGCTAAAACGCTTGGTTTTATAGATGAAATTGAAGGTGATACAACAATTACTGAAGATGATGTTTTAGCATTAAAAGCGTATAAAAATGCACCTTCTATTACAGCAAGCGCTGTATCCAACCACGACACAAATAACCTAGATAAACAAATGAAACAATTATTAATTACTGCATTGGCGTTTGCTGCCACAGCTTCAGATGCTGAAATTTTAGCTCATGTTGAAGGCTTAAAAACAAAAGCAGCTAAGGCTGATGATTTACAAAGAAAATTAGATGATTTGCAAAAAGAGTCTAAAGAAAGAGAAGCTAATGCAGAAATTAAAGCTGCAACAGATTCTAAAAAAATAACTGCTGCTCAGCATCCTTTTTGGAAAAAACAGTTATTAGCAAACTTTGATGAGGCTAAGGCAGCATTAGATAGTATGCCGGCAATGGTTAAACTATCAGCTGAAATTACTGGAAACAATGGCGGTTCTTCTGTTGATAGATCAACTTGGACTTATGCTGATTACCAAGAAAAGGATCCTAAAGCATTAGAAGCATTGGCAGCTAATGACGATGCTAAGTTCATGGATTTATATAACAAACACTACGGAAAAACAAACTAATCAATCAATCATAATTTAATACTTAAGCCATGGCAGTTCAAAAGAACATCGTAATTATCCAAGAATTACGAAAACAATTTAAAGATATGGATGATAGCTTTTTAGCTCCAATCCAATCTTATGACGACAAAGTTAATAACGATGTCATCAACTTTACAGAAATTGGAGCAGATCCAAATGTATTGATTGATAATACTACTTATCCAATTGTGGTCAATACCCGTACTGATGTTGGTTTACCAGTATCATTACATAAATTAGATACTGAAAACACTAAAATTACTGATGATGAATTATTTGCTTTGGCTTATGATAAAAAGTCGTCTGTAAGAAAACAACACATGGAAGCATTAATGCGTGCTAATTTAAAATTAGGTGCGCACTCTTTAGCTCCTTCTGCAGATAATGCTAATACTCCTGTAATTCAAACTACAGGTGCTACAGTTGGACATCGTAAAAAATTATTAGTAGCGGATTTAGTGACTTATAAGCGTTTAATCGATGCTTTAGAGATTCCATTAGAAAGCCGTTACTTGGTTCTTTGCTCTGACCATGTAAATGATTTGATTGAAACTGATCAAGCATTCCGCGATCGTTATTATAATACTGAAAATGGTAAATTAATTAAAAACATTTATGGTTTTGGTATTTGGGAATCTTTACACACTCCAAAATATGTAGGAACTACTTATGCTAAAAAAGCATTTGGATCAGCAGCTGCAGCAACAGATATTTCATCATCTGTATTTTATTCTAATTTGAATAATATGAAAGCACTCGGTTCAACTGGTATCTATTATCGAGATGCTCAATTAGATCCTGAAAATCGTATGTCTGTATTTGGTGCACGCCAATATGCAATTGTTAGTCCAGTAACTACTAAAGGAGCCGGTGCAATTACCGACGGATACGTAGCGTAATAAAACATACCCCCCGACAGATAGATGAAAATTGCTGTTTGCATTTGTAAACAGCAATTTTTTAAACACAAACCTAAAAAAACAGCAATATGCTTAAGATATTTAAACAAGAGTTATTTTTTATCCCACTGATGTTTCTTTTAATGGAAGCCTTACGTTTTGGATTATCAATTTTTTACCCTGAAACTGCCCTATTTGATAAAGGCAGTGAATTAGAAACCTTCTTATTTAGCCTTTGGCAAATTGTATGGATTACATCGGCCAGCGTGTTATTATTAAGGATAGTTTTCCCTCCAGCTTTTAGAACCTTTAAGGATTTCTATCTAAATTTTGATACGAAAGGAGCTCCTGAAAAGGAGACTTATAGCATATTATTTTATCTCGTATTCTTTTTTGGAATGATTTGGTTAGTTAGTGGCCGAGCCGCTACACCTACTAATGAATTACTAATGCGACATAAGTTGGTAGATACTTTATATACTCAATTAGAAGTTAGAGAACTCACAGGACATAACGACGGTAAAGAAGTTGAAAAGTACTTAACCTATGTAGGACGCTATAAAGGTGACTCTTGGTGTGCCGCTTTTACTTCATGGAACTTAAATGCAATTGGAGTTACATCACCACCAAACCCAAAGAGTGGATGGTCTCCTAATTTTTCTATACAACCTTATATTATTTGGAGTTTAGATCTAGTTAAGAAACATAGATCCCAACCGATTAGTCCAGGAGATTGTTTTACACTCTATTATCCCTCACTTGGTAGGGTTGGACATGTTGGATTTATACTTGAAGAAAACAACAATTATTTTATAACGATTGAAGGTAATACAGGCTTAACAGGAAGTCGGGACGGCTCAGGCGTACATAAGTATAAACGATCAAAATCAAAGGTTTACAGAGTAACTAATTACATAACCCCTTATTTAAAAATACATGAAAAACTTAATTTTAATTACACTTTCAATGACTCTAGTAATGTCGTGTACACGAAAAATTACAGAGTCCATGGAAAAAAGTTCCGAAGTTACCAATACAAAAATATTGGAAAAGGACTCAGTCTCATACAAAGACTCTGTTTATCACACAAAACCCGATACAGCAAAGATACAAGCCAATGTAACGGTAGATTCCAATGGAGCTATAAACCTACCCGAAATTGTAACAGAGACTCACTCAATGAAAAATTCTGTAGGAATAAAGAATGGCAAACTAATATCTATATGCGTATGCAAAGATTTAGAACTCCTGCTGAAGATAAAAGAACGGCTTATACAGAGGCTTTATTCAGAGAATTTCAAAACACTGGATATAAAGGATTCGCTCAAAACGGTTCAGGTACCATTCCTCCCTTGGTGGGCGAAAATACTTAACTGGATCGGTGGTATTAGTTTACTGATCATTATTATTTACATCGCTTTCAAATTAATTAAACTCTATTATAAACCCCTTTAAATAATCACAATGAGTGACTTAAAAAAACACCAAGCATTAATTGCTTCTATTGCTGCAGCTTTTGTAGCAAATCCAACAGCTCAAGAACTTCATGTAACAATAGACGGAAATTGTTTTTTAGCTGCTAATAAAAATGCAGCTGAATTACACGCTCGTCGTATTGGTACACCAGCAAATACTATTTCTCGTTCAGATTTTGAATCTGAGAAAATGGATGAGTTACAAAAAGCTTTAGACGATAAAATAGCAGCCGAAAACGCAATTATAGCGGCTGAGGAATCAGCAAAGGCAGAGGCAGCCGAAAAGGAAGCATCTGAAAAATTAGCTGCAGAAGAATTAGTCAAAGCGGAAAAAGAAGCAGCTGAAAAAGCAGCTGCAGAACTTGAGGATGCCGGTAGAGAAGAGGCTACGGGAAAACAAACAGCAAAAAGTAAAACAACTAAAAAATAATAACCATGTTTAAAGGTCCAGCAATACAAAAACTAGATGGTGCATTAGGCGCTAAAGCTCAAAGTGAGGATAATATCATGGGACTTTGTCTTGGTGGTGTCGTTACAACAGGTTATCCTACATTGGGTACAGTTGTAAAATTAATACAACCTACTGATGCTGATACGTTAGGTTTTACAGCCGCCTCAGATGCATCTAACAAAGTTTTAATTCGATATCATATCGATGAGTTTTTTCGCCGTAATCCAAATGGTGTTCTATGGTTGCAAGTAGTTGCTCAGGGAACTACAATGACCAATATGTGTGATAAAGCTAATGCTTATGTCAAAAAAATAATGACAGAAAGCTTAAAGAAAATCAAATCATTTGGTGTGGTGTTAAATCCGGCAACTGGTTATACTCCTACTAATCTAAATGGATTAGATGGTGATACTATTACAGCTATTACTAAGGCTCAGGAGTTAGTAGATGACTTTGCAACTCAAAATGTGTTTATCGATGAAATTTTCATTGAAGGCCGTGGTGTTAATGGCGCTATTTCAGGTATCAAAAACCTAAGAACAATGGCTTCTGCAAATGTTCAGGTAGTAATTTTACAAGATCCTGATGTTGCAGCATTAGATGCATTATTTGCAAAATATGCATCAGTAGGGACGGTTTTAGGAGACCATGGAATTCGACGTCCGGAAGAGGATCTAGGATCATTACAAACTGAAAATAACCCCGACAAATCTGTTAATGATTATCCTATTGATAGTATTACTGCAGGTCGTTATTTAAAAATTGGTATTTCTTCAGGTGTTCAAATGAAAGATTTGACCCCTACTGAAATTGCTCTTTTAAAAACTAATGGTTATGTATTTGCAGATACTTATCCGGAATACAATGGTGTTTACTTATCAGGTTCTCCAACCTGTACGGCATTAACAAGTGATTTTGCTTGGTCTCCAAATGTAAGAGTATGGAATAAAGCAGCGCGTTTGGCTGTTAAAAAATTAACTCCAAAAATTAACTCAACTGTAGAAACTGATGGCGCTGGTAAATTAAAATCAACTACCGTAACATCATGGCAATTGGATGTTAATAATACTCGCGATGGCTTAGGCTCATTAGTATCTGACCGATACTGTTTAAAAACAGCTTGTTTTATTGATCCTAATCAGAATGTATATACAAATAATCAAGTTGTAGTAGGAATGACAGTAAAACCTTATGGTTATGCACGAGAAATTACAGGAAAATTAGGATTTAGCATTAATTAATCAACACTTAAATATCATTTAACATGCCAGCAGTTAACCCAACAATCATAAATAAATTCGGTCGTATCACAGGATGGAATAAAATCTCTTTAAATATATACGGAAGAGATGTAGAAGCATTTACCGAACTATCTTATGATGATAATCAAAAGAAAGAAAATGAGTACGGTGGTGGTAAATATCCTATCGGACAAAGTGAAGGTAATTATGAGCCTAAAGCAAGCTTTAGCTTATTTAGTGAAGAGGTAGTTGCCATACAAAAATCTTTGCCTCCTGGTACTCGTATCCAAGATATTCCTCCGACGGATATTGCTGTTGAATATGATTATAATGGTATGATCATAAAGGATGTAATTCGTAATTTTTCATTTATGAATAATGGACGCGAAGTTAAGCAGGGTGATGGTAAAATCGTAACCAAGTTTGACATATTGACGTCCCATATCGATTGGAACATTTAAATCTAATATAAACCCCTAAATAAACCCACAATGAAAACAACAGAAGTATCACAAGCAGAAGTCAACAAAAAAATTGGAACAGTAGTTAATACTGATGAATTTCCAATTGATCAGTGGAAAGAAAAACATAAACGAGTAAAACTAATTACAGTTACAGCTCGTGATGGATTTACACATCAATTTATTATTGGTCGTCCAACTCAGTCAATGATGGATTCAATGACTAAAAATATTTTAGATGTTAAGCCAGCAAAAAACAGAGATGTATTTAGAAATAGCTGTGTATTGGCTGGAGACAAAAATCTTTTTGACCAGGACATGGATGTACAAAACAAGGTTATTGAAAAAATCATGGATTTATTTGATAATAGCCTTGAGGTTGAAGAAAAGGAGCTCTAACCCTCGAAGACAGTATTGAGGGTATTGGGTTAACTGAATACGAAAAGAGCTGTATCGTTCTTAAACACAAAATGGGTATTCAGCATCCTGAAGAATTAAATGATGATGTATTCAATAAACTTTTATTTGAATATAACTTCATGAGAAATTATGACCGAAAATTCTATTTATCTATTGCAAAACAAGCTATCTCCGATATATTAATCGGTACACAAGGAAATGAGTGATAAAGCAACTACATGGGAATTGCGCTTAAAGGATCTAGTATTAGGTCCTATGAAGAAACTCATGGATATGGCTACAGGAACTCAAACTAAAATCATGGGCGTTCAGGGTGGGCTTAATAAGCTCATCCAAATGTCAAATGTAATGGGGCGTGATTTTAAACGTAATTATTCCCAACTGGATACTTTGCTCGACTCCTTAAAGAAAAGACAAGCAGACGCCTTTGACGTAAAGCATATACAAGCATACCAACGTATGATTGATAAAACACGCACCGAAATGGAGCGGTTAAATAATGTGACGGCTGCTCCTAAGCAAACTAAATGGCAGGAGTTTAAAGGTGGTCTTTCCGGAATAGCATCTCAGGTACCAGGAGTCGGAGGTTTAATGAGCTTAGCCACTAATCCATACACATTAGCAGCAGGAGCCGCTATAATGATTGGTACAGCGACAACCAAACTAGCAATAGAATACCAAACTGGTATGTCTAAGATTAATGCTACAGCTCAATTAAGTGCAGATAAATTAGATGCACTTAAAGGACGTATAAAAGAAATTGGAAGCCAAAGCGGTGGAAACTTTGAATTAATGCCTGCGGCTTACGAGAAGATATTAAGCCAAACAAATCAAGTAAATTTATCATTAGATATTTTACAAACAGCCGTTAAAGGAGCAGAGACAGGTTTTACAGATATTGATACAGTAGCGAGTGCGCTTGCACAAACACTATCTGCAGTGGGTGCTCAAAATACGACTGCCAGCGAGGTAATGGATACGTTATTAAAAGCTAAAGCTGTTGGCGCTGGTGAGTTTAAAGATTTTGCTCAATATGTACCGCAATTAGTTGCTGCAGGTAATAGTTTACATGTTGGTTTTAAAGATGTAGCAGGGTTATTTGCATATATGACAGCTAAAGGTCAGACCGCAGCTGATAGTGCAATGCTATTACAAAATGCTTTTACAGCTTTACAGAAAAAAGAAGTTATAAAAGGATTAGAGGGCAAAGGCATTAATTTATTTGATGCAAAAGGAATGCGTAGAAATATAGCTGATGTTTTTCTTGATTTAACTAAAAAACTAGGTGGCTTAAGTGATAGAAAGAAAACTCAGTTTTTAATTGATATCGGATTAAATGATGCTCAGGCTCGTAGTGCATTCAGTGTATTAACATCTGACGGAGAAAAATTTAAAAGTATCATGGGTGATGTTAATCATGCGCTTGGGGAAACCGATAGGCAATTAGCTTTAACGGGTAATACTGCACGTACATGGGGTAATATAAGTGATGAATTTAAAAATATTGGGGAAAGTATAGGAACTTATTTAATACCTGTTTTAGACGGTATAGCAAAAGTAATACAGTATGTTTTGTCATTGTATGATACTCTTAAAGGTACCGTACTTAAAGGTACTCAATTCCAAGCTACAATTAAATTCGCTGACCAACAATTTAAGGATAAGTACGGTTTTTCAGCACCAACCGATAAATCAACTTTGAATAAAGAGCAACAAAATTATTATAAAAAAGCAACTGAATTTGCTATTCATGATATTTTTAAACTCACCACGGATAAAAATAAAATTGATCCAAATGAGAAATCTATAAAGGATAAAAAAACAGTACCAACAACAAAAGATGTAAATGAAGGTAGTCCTGATAAAACAAAAACAACAACAACTGGCTCTTCTCCTTCGGGAGTTAGTGGAACGGGTAGTGGCTCAGGTGCAAGGAATTTAACACAAAATTTATATATCACTATCAATATCAAAAAATCAGCTGATATGGATGATGATAAGTTGAAACGCAAGTTGACGGATATAATAGTAGATGCTGGTCGTGATGGTTTAGTAACAGTGGGAGCTTAATTATGCAGATACAAATACCTATACCATCATTATTTACTCAGGTCTTTGGCATCTCAGGAATATTAATGAGCAAATTCAAACCACCTGATGAGGATAATCAGGATCCTGAAATGCTCACTAGTAATTTGGGAACACCAGTTCAGTTTCCAATGGGATTAGTTGGCTCAAATTACAATGTTCGCCAAAATGGACGTATTGTAAAAAAGTTTATAAAAGGAGTATGGCTTCCATTTACAAGTGTAGCAAGTTTTAGTAGAGCTAAAC